AACAATTAGAAGAACAGGAGCAAAAAGGAAATGAGTAAATATCAAGAACTCAGAAACATAGACGTGCATGCACTAGGTCTAGTCCAGAAGAAGGGTAATCTCGATTACCTTTCCTGGGCTGGTGCTCTTGATCTATTGTTAAAAGAAGATGAATCAGCAACATATACTTATGATGAGTCTCAGGTTTTACCTGATGGAAGTGTTATGGTCGCAACCACTGTACGAGCTCTTGGCAAAGAACAATCGATGATCTTACCTGTGCTTGATTTTAGAAATAAAGCCATACCTAATCCAAATGCTTTCCAAGTCAATACAGCTTACCAACGATGCTTAGCTAAAAACATCAGTGTAATCAGTGGCATAGGTCTATCGTTGTACTTAGGCGAGATCGGTGTCAATGAAGATGTAGTCAAAGAAAAGCAAGAAGTTGCTAAAGATGCTATTGAACAAACTAAACAAATGATTACTCAACTCGTAACTATAGAAGAAAAGAGAGAGTTTTATAATTCTTTATCTGATGAGTTAAAAGAATCCATTAGAGATTGGGTTGTAAATAATGTAAAGCAAAATGGATCATCTAAAAAATAAAGAGTTACGCAATAGCGTAATCACCGCATCTCAAGCATGGGATGCTATCTATGATCGTAAAAAGTTATGGCGAGAAAAGGTTGGACTTGCTGAACCATTCTCTGGAAATGAGATGACTCAGTGGGGAAATGACAACGAATTTAGGGCTTTGTCTGCATTTGAACGTGAAATGAATACCATATGCAAGCCTGGCAATAAGTTTGTTGTACATTCTGAGTTACCTTTTGGTGGTTCGCCAGATGGGTATTACTTTGATGAAGAGACTAGCACGTGGTGTCCAGTTGAGCTGAAGTGCCCCTATTCTGGCAAGGTATATCCGACCATCCCTGATCGTTATTATTTTCAATGCCAAATACAAATGGCAGTAACAAATACACTCAAGAATTATTTCTTTGTTTGGACTGAAACAGAGACCAAGCTTGAAGTAATTCCATTTAGTAAAAAGTTTTTATCCTGGTATCTACCATATGCACTTGACTTTATTAAAATGGTTCAGGATAATCAAGAGCCACCTCGGTGGAATCGTAAGCCAATATTTGAAAAGGAGTAATACATGGCGGAACAATCAAAAGATCGTTTAGTACTATTTAAGAACGAGAACAAGACTAAAGATAATCAACCAGATATGCGAGGTGAATTTACACTTGCAGGCATAGAGTTTGAATATGCACTCTGGAAGCAAACAAGTCAAAAAGGCAATGAATATTATTCAGGGCCAATTACTAAGAAAGAAGAACAGTCTGGAGGTTATAAACCTGCAGCACCAGTTAAGGAAGGTGCAGACCTAGATGACATTCCGTTCTAAAGTAACTAGGTATGTTCCAAAAGAAAATTTAAGATGGTTGCCAGATAATGCAGTGGTACATTACGGTTATCGCAAACCTCATCAAAAAGGTTTGGTAAAAGTGGAATTAGATTTTAATTGGATTAGAAATAATACTGGTAAATATGAAAGATTGGTAGGGGAGTTATGAGCTCCCCCACGAATAACAATTACTTGTTGCAAACGTACATTGTTACTTCGAAACCGAATCTCATTTCAGTAGCAGCTGGTTTAGTCCACATAATTATGTCTCCTTTCATTTATATTTGTAATACGTGTATTACAAGTGTAATTATACGCTCACTGCAATGGCATCGTAACAACGGAGGATTAGTTTATGATACGTAAAACCATGAGATATTTAATTGGATTAGCTATACTTTTATTAGCAATTTGCATAGGTTTATATTATTATGTATCTCAACCATTAGATTCAAAAGAGTTAATATGTTTTAAAGGAAAGTTATTGCACAAAATAGATGATGATGAAAATGTGTATGTTAAGATAAAAGGCATAACTTGTGAGTTTGAAAAAGGTATGATTATTATAGAGGAGCAATTATGAAAGACATGATTAACCCAGACCACTACAAAGTGGGTGGGATAGAAACCATAGATGTCATCAAAGCTAAACTCGGTGATAACTATAAATTCTACGTTAAAGGTAATCTTATGAAGTATTCTGAAAGGCTAGGCAATAAAGATGAATGGCCTCAAGAATTACGTAAGATTGCTTGGTACGCATTAGATTTGGCGGAAGAATTAGAAAAAAAGAAATCACCGCCAATTATGCCAGACGAGTGGATAGAAGATCCACTGCATGACGAAGATTAATTATGGCGATAAAATCACCTTCAATGAAAAAATGCTGTCAGTGTAATAATAAAGCAAAGATGTACGATGATGGTAAGTATTATTGTGGTGTGAATTTTTATACGCTACATGGAATATGTAAGGTAAAAAATGATAACAAAAAGAATGGCGATAGAGGGTGATTGGTTCACTGTTCAATTTTTCAAAGAAGGCGATGGAAGTATTAGGGTAGAAGTTGTACATGATATAAAAAACAAGTTTTATAAAATGTACCCTGATAACAAGATAACTTTTGAGGAGAGTAAAGATGGATAGTATTATTGTAGATATTGCATTTGGAGTTTTATTTATAATTTTATTATTAGCAATGGGGATAGGAAAATGACAGTTAATGAATTTTTAAAGAAGATGCGTGAAGTATTTCCTGACATGGAATTTCGTGCAACAGATAAGGAAGGTCGTACGTTTAAATCAAAAGGATGGAGAGATCATGAAACTAAAGAAAACACTGCACGTTACACCAAATAGCAATTATTTAGAAGTAGTACTTGCTATGGTGACATCTTTAGATGAAGGTGTATATGACATAATTATAATGGACAAAGAAGGTGCAAGAAGTCACGATCAGAATAGTTTATTATGGGGTGTAATCTACAAAGGATTGTCTGATACAACTGGCTACACTCAAGAAGAATTACATGATATTTTAAGATTAAAATTTGATCTTAAAGATGATGATGGTAAATTGTTATCTACAGCAACATTAAATAAATCAGAGTTTAATGATTACATAGACAAGATTATTAATTGGTCTAGGTCTTTAGGAATACAGATTGAAACAAAAGGAACGTGAGTGGATCGAGAAGCTAGTGGAGTTTGGTTGCGTAGTCTGTCGTAAGTATTATGATGCTAACACTCCACCTTGCATACACCATATCAGAGAAGGATTGGGTAAAAGCCAACGTAACAGTTGGGATAATTGCTTACCATTATGTCACGAGCATCACCAGGGCAATGATGGGTTTCATTCAGGGAAACAGACTTGGATAGAAAAGTATGGCACAGAGTATGAGTTATTAAATTGGATTAAGGAGAGATTATGAGTAAATGTAGAACAGAACCAGAAGTATGTAAACAACAAACAGATAGTCACATAGAATATTTTGGAAAAAAGATTAGGTATCATAATTGCTGTCAAGATCCGTTTTATTTGATGTGCAATGTCAATAAAATAGAAGTAGACTTTCAAAATTATACTGGATATTGTTATGTACCTTTTTTTAACTCTTGGAATTTTAACGACTTGATAGATTCTTTTGAGCGTATCGATAAAGAGATTAATTTGATTGTATGCTTTCAAGAATTAGAAGATAGATCTAGATATGATCTAGATGATATCTATCTTAAAAAAGATGGTGAATGGTTATGGAGGCCTAAATATATTAAAAAGCATGGTTTACAAGATTTTAAAGACCGTGTAAGTCATATAGAAGGAAAAGTTGTACATACTACACAATAATTATGTTTGAATATGTTTTAGTTGTATATATTACAATGGATAGTCCACAATACATAGGACATTTTACAAGCTGTGCAGTAGCTAATGACTATGTAAAAGAGCATTACAAAGATGCACCTTATACGACTTGTTTATTTGAGGATTATATTAATTTACCAGAAGGTTTAATTAAGAAGGAGATTAAGTAATGGGTAAAGGTAGTTCACCACGTCCTATACCAAACCGTAAGCAGTTCGAGGATAATTGGGATAAAATATTTGGAAAGAAAGATGGCGACAAATCTAAACCAGCCGACAAGAAAAAGACTTGAAGATCAAGGTTATCTAGTAGAGTTAATGGAGCGATGGTGTCCATTCTCTAAAAGAAAACACGATGGTTTTGGGTTCGCAGATTTCATTGCTATACGTAGAGATGAAGTATTATTAGTCCAGGTAACGTCTAAAGGAAACATGAGTAGTAGACGTAAAAAAATAGCTGAACATCCAAATGTTGGACGTGTACGTGAATCAGGTATGCGTATCGAGTTGTGGGGATTTTATAAGGAGAATAATAGATGGCAAGTCAAGATAGAAGATTTATCTTAGATCACGTTTATAAGTTACAGACTGGAAAAGAATGTAAGAGATCTGAGCTTATAGAAATTATTAAAAAATCTATTAAAAGTGGTAACTTTACATCATCTCAAATATCAAGACATATAAAGCTAGATATGAAACAGCTTGGTAATGTTATGAGACATATGATTGATAAAGATATTATTATATCTCAACGAGGTAATACAAAAGGCGGTGGATATATATATGCTCTTAAAGATGAGTGTTTATTAGCTAATATTTTAATGCTTAAACCCAATGACATAGATAAAGCATTTAAAGTAAATTCTACAATAAGAAGAAAGATAGAAGATGGTACAACTAAATCATCTAGAAGTAATAGTGTAACTTACACCACAAGTTTATATGATTCTGTATACTGGGGATAATCATGCAAATGGAATACTTAATGTACTTACTAAAAGAATGGGCTAGATGGATGAAACAAGACGACCATGGATTAGGTTATCCTAAAAAATCTGTTGGCATGAGTTCTGGAGGTGAGTCTAGTTATGGTGCGTTTGATGAGATGGTAGAACAAAGTGAACTAGCTAATATTAAAGTAGTTGATACTGTCATACATGATCTAGATTATGAGCAAAGAAAAGCTATTTATGCAAGATTTCTTGATGGTAAAAAGCCTATGTATTATGAGATTAAACTAGCTGATGCAATGGATAACTTATTGACTATTGTAGGACGTAGAATAGATATTTAACGGTTTTTCCATAAAATAGTTAGCCAATATTTAATATCGTCTACACGTTTCTCTTGTTCTCTTATTTTGTACAGAAAGTCTTTGCGTTCACCTAAAGTCTTTCGACTTAGTGTTGTGGCTTCACAGTATCTTTGATATATTTCTGAATCGTTAGGTACTACTTGATTGTCTGGAAGTTTAATACTCTTCGTCATAATTGAGATATATGCTATCTACAATAAGCTCTACAGACGTAATTTGGCCTTGGTCATCACTAAGATATATAACAAGTGTATCCTCACCATATACCACCTGGACATCAGATATTATCTTTCCTTCCATGTGTTTAGCAATTTCATTAATATTAGCCATTAATGGTACTCCGTATCTTTAGGCATAGCAAAATACATATCAAAAGCATCTGCTGTAATGATAAATGATTCTTTATTGGTAAACATGATTTTTATAAGTGACTCGTGATCGTCTTGAATGTACTCTATATCTTCTACTGTTTGGTTAATAAAAGACTTTAGCAAATTTAGGGAATCGTTTTGTTCCATCTACCATCCTTATCTAATACCATCGGCATTAACTTAGGTTGCCCATCAATAATCATGCCACAGCCAACGATGAAGCGTGATTTAAAGTTCTTAGCATAGTCAAATGCCATAGACTTTTGATTGATTAAACAACCGACTTGCATACCCCATATTAAAGCATCTGGATTAGAATAATAACCAATACTAAATTTAGTATGGTAATGGCCTTGGACAGTATTCATACCGTACTGTTGAGCTACTTTTAGAACATCTGCTGACATTCCATGAGTAAAGAAGCATCTAGATTTATCAGATAGTGTAATCGTTAAATCATCTACCCATTGCCAACCTTTTCCTATTCCAAGAAACTCATTGTAAGACTTTAAGTAGTCTTTAGGTAGTCCATACTTTAACGCTCTGCGATATACAAGGGATGAGTGGTTAGAATGAACAAGTGTCATCTCAGGAAATATCTTTTCTAACTCTTTCACATAGTGCCTAGATTGCCTTAATTCATCTCCAGCACTCATTAAGTCTGGATTGTGTTCGTGCATCGAGATGGCATGGTGATCCAGCTCATCTCCAATATTTACAATAAGGTCAGGCTTATACTTCTTCTTAAGTGCTTTTAAAAATTCAAAGGCATCTTGATGATGATATGGTATGTGTAAGTCAGAAATGACTAATACTGAGTTGTTCATTTTATGTGGCTGAAGAATAAATCTGCTTCAGCAGCTCGTCTCCTTTCTAAACCTCTAAGTATTTTACCACCTGCTCTACAGTATTTCAATAGCGTTTCAATAGCACCTTCTTTATCACCCCTGTTAAGCTTGGAACGAATCGAGCTTCTTTGTAATGTTCCCAGACCAAGATTAAAGCTAAAGCTAACAAGAGCATCAAATTCATTTTGTTTAAGTGGCACAGTAATGTATCGCAGTACCCCACGTTCAAAACGCTGTAAATCTTGTTTAAGTAGTGCATCTACTTCTGATTGCTCCCAATTTCTAAAGTGTTCAATTTTAAGGTTATATGACTTTCTTTGTGCCAGTGGGAGTCTATTCTGTTCTGGATATAATACATGGCCATACCCAACAGTCCACAATAAAGCAGGGCACAAGTAAGGCTTAAGATGGCAACCTTCAAAGTGTTTAATAAGTTGGATTCCTTTTTCACTGGTTATCACTTCTTCTTATCCCAATGCCTACTTCCAAACCAGAAACCAATAATAGAAGCTACAATAGCCATCTCTTCATCACTAAAGATTAATTCTAAAGCTGTGCTAAAGTCTACACCTGTATTTATAGCCCATACCATACCAGCAATATCAGTAAACAGTAAGAGGAAGACAAAACAATAAGTGACCACAGGACGGACAGAAGCAG